CGCCGCGCTCCAGCTTCTTCGTGCTCATGCCTTCCACGATGGTTATGGGGCTGGAGTGGTAGTCGATCACGTCGGAGGCGTCGGTCATCTTCTCGTTGTACATCTTCTGCAGTTCAAGAAGGTCGACCAGGTCACTGATGCCGTAGAACTCACCGGCAAGCTGGACATTGGGGATGTGAATGATGGGGATCTCCCCGTAGGGATTGTCACGGGTTTCGATGACCTTGTCGTCTTGGATGATCTGCCATTTGTCCTTGGTCCAGATCTCCCCATCCATCCGCATCGCCTCCCGCTGCTTGCCCCACGCGGTGGTGCGATACTCGTAGCGAGGGAACAGGACCATGCACTGGACCATCTTCTTCCGGTCGACGCCGTGGGCCCCGCCGAACTCAGGGAACACGTAATGTGACGGCAGAATATCCACCCGCACGAAGGGGTCCTCCAGTTCGTCCTCTTCCTCCCAGCTAGGGCGAAGGAACAGGTCACCAGTCACACCCCCCATCTGCCCAGCTTCCAAGCACCAGGCCCGCATTCCATTGGACTCCCAGGTGGCCTTCAGCGCAGCTTCGATGAACTTGCGCTCGGATGTGTCCTCTGTGCCTTCTGTCTTGGGGTCGTCGGGGATGCCGATCTCGAAGCCGCGCTTCATCAACCACCCGGATAGAACCGTGGTGAGTCTCCGCGCAAAGTTGACGGTGACCATGGGCTGGTCTTCTTCCCGGGACCAAGACCAGTGCCTGCCCTTGAAAAAAGCCCAGTAGTCGCTGTACGCTGCCAGCCGCGCACTGTGCTCAAGCTCAGATACGACACCCAGGGTAAGCTCTGACCGGACACTACCACCACCGAACATGGAGCGGTCTAGGATACTCTTAGCCATCAGTCATCGCTCCTATCCTGCCCCGGCAACGGATACGGGTTTTGGTTCAGAGCATTGTTGGCCTCTTGTCGAAAGGCTCCCACAAGATTCTGCTCCGCCAGTTCAACCTGTTTCTTGGCATTCCTGCGCTCCGCAGCCCTACGCACGCCTGCCCCGATTTTCCGCCTGGTCTCTTCGGTTTGTTTTCTACCCATTGAGCTTGTCCTGCATTCTGACGTGACGTTTGGCAAAGGACCGTAGACGAGAACCGAAGATATCGGAACCCTGCCGCGCCTGTCTACCGATAAAGGGATTGTAGTCTGTTTCTACATCTCTTTCATTCTCTGCGTACTCGACCACGCCATACACCAACATCATGAGGCTGTCTGGGTAGTCGTCATGCGCGTTCTTGTCGCCCTTCGGGCAGGCCACCACCATGCGTGCCGCACGCCAGGACTTCTCAAGCTCTTGTAGCTGTTGCCGGAACTTCTGAAACTTGCGGGTCTTCGTGGCTCTGCTTCCTGCCGGGTAGCTAAGGCGACCGGCCTGCATTTCCTGCAGCAGCATTTTGTAGCCAACGTCCTTAGACGGGGTGGTGAACACGAAGGGCTCCACAATGATGTCCGTGTTCTCCAAGGCATTGGCCAGGAAGTCGGTCACGGGGTCGCCAGGGCCTGTGGAGTCGCACACCAGCATGGAGATATCGAAGTTCTGGAGGAAGGCCACGATCTGCGGTACCTGGGCGTCGTAGTTGTCTCCCACGATTTCCAGCCAGTTCTGGATGTGGACGTAGAACCGATCTTGCTCATCCCCATCGAAGGTCTGCAGGGTGATGGGATTGTCCCACCACACCCGACCCACCGTCACCACCGTGGAGTTGTGCTCTTTCCCAAAGTCGACCGCCGCCACCTGGCCATGGGAGCTTCTATCGTTGGTGGTTGGGTAGGAGGGGCGTACGAATTTGGTGACCTCCCCCTTTGCCAGTCTGTCCCTGCCCGGGATCCGCGCCTCCAGCACATCCCGCACCGTCACCGCACACTCCTCAAACAGACCCGCAGGTAGGAAGTGACCACGATCAGCCAGCCAGTGGAGCTTGTAGGACATGCGGAACTCGTCAGAGTCCTCTCCCAGCCGGGCAACCTCCTTGACCATGTACTTGGCGTAGCGCGGGTTGTAGCGCATGGCCACGGTGTAGTCGAACTCGTAGTGAAAGCGTATCTCTGCCCACCTACTCTTCCCCTCCAGGTCCCTTCGGTGGTTTCTCTTACAGGCCTGCTCAAACTCACAGGTACGGGGGACGGGGGTGCCAATCTTCACCACGGTGGCTGCGGTGGCCGCGCCCATGGGATGGATGGACTTCTTGATTTTGTAGTCGCTGATGTCCTGGGTCTCTTCGAGGACGATCAGGTGGTACGTTTGCCCCTCAATCTTCGCACCAGGAGCAGCCGTATTGCAGTCCACCCGGGAGCCATTGGGCAGATCCATCTTCTGGGACCGGGTAGGCAGGGCCATGTCGATGTCTGGGTCCTCTAGGATTTCCTTCGCCGTGTCCGTGTACATGCGAGCCTGCATCCGCCTGTACATGATGCCCGCGATATCATCCGAAGGTCCGAAGATGCCTACATGGAATCCGTCTTTGAACTTAGCCAGCTTCTCCTCTGCTTCAAAGGATCGGGCCAGGACAGGCAGCAGCACCAGGAGACCAATCACCACCACCCCCACCACTTCCGTTTTCCCTGCTTGCCTCGCAAAAAGCATGGAGATCTCCTCCGCGTCCTCACGCAGTACAGAGAACACCATCCCCATCGCTGCCTCTTTCTGGTAGGGGTACAGATCGACTCCACAGAGCTTCTGTGAAAACTCCACAACCAACTCTGCTAGGGCGAAGAAGTCCTCGTCACCGAAGTCTCCCGCCATCTCACGAGCTTCGAGTAGGGCAGCAGCAAATTCATCACTGACCCCCACCGGCTCCTCAACATCAACCAGGTCTGGTGCTGGGTCTATTATTTGGACCATGTTTGCCTACTGTTTGGGTGTGTATCTTCGGGCTTCTAACTCTGCTCGCTTCAGCTTCTTCTTCGCCCAGTCCGCTGCCTTCTTGGCATCGCGTATTGCTAGATCGGCTTGCTCCCTTCGGGGGTCATTCGGATGGATTTTGTAGGCCTTCTCTTGGGCCCGCTGCAGAGCCTGCGCAGTGGTTTCTGCTGCTCGCCTGGAGGAGCTAAGTGCCCCCTGGGTAGCTTTGCTCTTGGAAGACATGCGCTCGGACTGCACCACGTCGGAGCGTCGGAGGTTTCTTTTGCTTTGCTCCTCCAATGTGAGGGTACGTTGCTTCCGCTCCAGAGCGAATCTAGCCTTTCTCTCTTCCCGGGTCTCCCCCGCCTTACGGGTAGCAGGGATGGTCCCCGCCTTCCGCACGGAGGAAGTCTCCTTCGGGGCTGCTCTCCTGGCTGCTGCATCTCTGTCTGCTTTGTAGGCAACCGCCCTCTTGGCGGATAGGGCCTTCGCTCGAATGGAAGCCTTCTCTAGATCCTTGGCGTATTGAGCATCTGAAGCACGCTTGGCCGCTGTCTCCTTAGCCAACGCCGCTGCTGCCGCCTGCTGCTTCTTCACCCGGGCCTTCTTCTTGATCAGAAGAAGACTCACGTCATTCTTGGCGGGCTTGCCCCGCTGCAGGGTGAACTTGACACCAGCGTTCTTGGCCGCGACAGCAGCAGCCGCAGCCTTGCCCACGGTGGTGCTTTTGCTTCCACTGGGCCCTTTGCGCTTCCTGCTCTGCCATGCCTTTTTGACAATGGCAGAATCATCTCTATTGGCCACGATGCTGTCCTATTTCCTTCTCTTGGAGGTTTTGGGTTTGCTGGGTCTGCTCGGGACAGGACCAGCTTTACGCTTGGGCGACAACTTGGGCCTGCTGGGTCTGCTAGGAGGCACGGGCTTTCCAGCGCGTCCCTCTCTGCCAATCCGCTTCATGCTCGAAGCCGTAGCAGCGAGCGCAGCTTTGGTGGTCGTGGAAGCCTTCCGCTTCCGTGGGGCAGACTTGGGCTTGGACTTGGGTTTTGCCTTACCACCACGAGTCTCAAATGCGAGCCCCTTGGGAGCCTTCGACGGTCCACCCTGATTCGGACCCGCCCAACCAAACCCCTTCTTCCCCTCGTAGGGGTTCTTACCCCGCACATGCCCCTTCTTCGCCTTACCCGAAGTCGCGGCAGCGGTGGCCTTCCGCTCTGCAGCGGTTGGGCCCTTGCTCATGGCCGCTGCCTCTCTCGCGTTCTTCTCGTACCCCCGAATACGCGCCAGGTGCTGGGGAGTCTTCTTCGCCACGCCGCCCCGGCCCTTGAATGAGGTACGACCCACCTTCGTGCGGCTGGAGGGGTTGCGCCCGATCTCCCGCTCCTTCTGGATAATGGTGTTCTCCAGCTTGTTGTACTTCTCTTCCGCCACTTTCATGTCGTTGTGGGCTGTGTTCATGAGCGCCTTGGCTTTCGCAGTGTTGCCCATCTTGCGAGCCTTGGCCATGCGGCGGCTGTTGTAGCCCATGTTCTCCTGCTGTGTCTTCAGCAGTCGATACCCCGCAGCAAGCTGCTTTTCGCTGGCAGCGGGCATAACTTTGCTCGCGGCTGGCTTCCTTCCCTTTGCCTGGATCGAAGTTCTCCCACTGGACCCAGCTTGCTTGACCTTGCTGATGTCCACGCGATTGGACTCCGCACGGCTGTTGTTCAAAGCCGCCTTGGCCTGGGCAACCTTGTTCTGCGCTGCCATGATGCGCGCCTTGCTGGCGCGACCATCTTGAAGGGCGCGGACCTTTGCCTCCAGGGGAGCGATAGCCTTGGACGCCGAGATCATCTTGCCCCGGGAACCCTTGCCAGAGCTGTACCCCTTCGATTTGGCAGCGGCCCGCTTCATGGTGGCCTCGCCCTGGGCCTGCAGTCGACCCTTAGTCTGAGCCGCTGCATAGTCCTTGTTGGCCTGACGCGAGACAATGCGGGACACACGCTGGTTGTGCGACTTCGCACTCACCACCAGCTTTCCCTTCGGGCGCTTCGAGGAGACCACTCCCTTGACCCGGGCCTTCGCTGCGGAAGCAGACTCGAACCGCTTGCCCTTCCGCATCTGCCCCATCGTCGCCTTCTCCAGCGAGCGGAGCTTGGCCAAGCCCTTGTTGCGGGTGCCTGGAGCCTTCCTCGCGTTGCTTTTGAACTGCTCGCTTTGTGCGGTACGCAGTTTCTTCTCTCGCAGGCGGGCTGCGGTAGCACCTCCCACGCGGGTACCCATGTTCTTGCGTCTGGCGATCCAGGCCTTTTTCACGATTGCGCTATCATCTCTTGCCATGATGGTCTCCATTCCGAGTTGATGTGTCCTACACAATATGCAGGGCTTAGGCCCCTCTGGTCAAAGTATTCCTGTTTTACGCAGATGACGAAGGGCTGTACCGTACCCCAACCTGAACAACCCATCGGTCTTCATCAG